ACGGGAGTCAAGAGTTACATCGAGGCTCACGGTGCACCCCCACCCGGGGTAAATTTCTCATCGGCAAAAGTGTTCAATATGCGCAAAGCGCAATCCAAGGAGTAAACAAATGAGCAACATGATCGCAAACGTCCCAGCGCACATTGCAGCGCGTATCGCAGCCCGTCAACAAGCAGGCACCAAGTCCAGCGTGGCCTCGGCCATAGTCAATGATGGCGTCAGCATCCCGCGTATCAGCATCCGTGCTGGTCGGTATCGCCTGAACGAAGAGGGCGTTGAGACCACCGTGGGTGTCACGCTCGATACTATCATTGTGGGTGCCAATCCACGTGTGTCCAAAGTGTTCTACGCCAAAGCCTTCGACGCCTCGGCAGAAAACATCCGCCCTGACTGCTGGTCTAACGATGGCCTGAAGCCAGACGCAACCATCGAGTCTCCCGTGCATACTGGATGCGCTGACTGCCCCAACAACGTGCTGGGTTCCAAGATTCTGCCCTCCGGTGCAAAGTCGAAGATGTGCGCTGACCAGCGTCACCTCGCTGTTGTGGCTGCTGCTGACCCCACAAAGGTCTACAGCCTGACTGTGCCTGTAAGCGGCATGAAAGCTCTGCGCGAGTACTTCAAAGAGCTGGGCAACTACGGCATTGGCCCAGAAGAAGTTGTGACTGAGTTGGGCTTCGACGACGCAGCCAGCTACCCCAAGATCACCTTCAAACAGAAGGGTTACGTGCCAGAGAAAGCTATCAACCGAGTTGACAACTTGCTTACAAGCGACTCTGTTAAAGTGGCTACTCGTCAAATGGCACCACAGGCTGCAGGCCCAGCACTTGCAGCACCCAAGGCCCAAACCGCTATCGCAGCACCAGCCGTAGACGACGCATACGAGGAAGAAGCAGCAGCGCCAGCCCCGGCACCTGTTGTTTCCGCGCAACCCAAGGCCAAGCCCACAGTTGCCCCAGTAAAAGCGTCGGATGAATTGGCTGCAAAACTCGACAGCTTGTTTGACGAGTAATAGAATTCTCGAAAACAAACCCCCCGGCTAAGGCCGGGGTTTTTCATCTAGGGGCATGTCTTGGACACCAAACACTTTCTTACTCGCGTTTTTGCCCAGCTCGACGAACTCGTTATCAGCGTCCACAAACCAGACCCAAGCGGCAAAGTTGCCCGTGGTTTTTTCTGGAACAGGGGCTCATTCACGGACATCGACGAGGCTGTAGCAGCTATCTCACAATGGGACTCTGAGCCCAACACCACGGTCTACTTCGGCGTAGGTTCATTTGCAGGTCACGGCTATGACGATGACGGCAAGCAGAAGTGGTATCGCAAACAAGAACACGCAACATGGTTCAAGGCATTGGCCCTTGACCTCGACATCGGCGCAGACAAGCCGTACGCCACGCAGAAAGAGGGCTGGGGCGTCATGAAGGAGGCATTGAAGAAGATCGGTATGCCACCACCCATGGTCATCTCATCTGGTAACGGCATTCACTTGTACTGGCCGCTCACACAACCAATCAGCAAAGCACACTGGGTCAAGGCATCCACAGCGTTGCGCGTTGCGCTCGAAGAGCATGGAGTTGAAATTGACACCTCAAAGATTCACGACCCATCAATGGTGCTGCGACCAGTCGGTACGCACCACAAGAAGCAGCAGCCGTGGAAAGATGTCCGGTGTGTTGCGGACTGCACAGACTACGATGCAGTTGCGCTCTTCGGCACACTCAAGCCATGGTTTGGCAAGGCAGCAAGCGTTGCGGCCAAGGCCACAGCACCGCGCAAGGGCGGCAAGTCTTCCATACTGGACGCAGTACTCAACAGCAATGACGTCGTCCTCGACGCAGTGGCCTCCAGATGTAATCAGGTCAAAGCGCTTGTCGACTCCGGTGGCGTGCTTGATGCTGCTGGCCGCGATGTCCCCGAGCCTTTATGGCGTGCTTCACTTGGTCTGGCCAAGCATTGCACCGATGTAAGCGAAGCAGTCATCAAGCTCGCTGGTAAGCACAAGGACTTCGACCTCAACAGCAGCCTCGATAAGATCAACGGCTGGAACGGTACGGGCCCAACGACCTGCGCCAAGTTTGAGCAGCTGTGCGCTAAGGGCTGCGAAGGGTGCCCGAGCCGTGGCAAGATCACAAGCCCTGCACAGTTGTCAGTCGTCACTGAGACCGCTGTTGAGACCGAGGCTGGCGAAGAAGTTGTGCTGACGTTGCCGCCAACGTACGTGCTGCAGAACAACCAGATTTACCGTGAGGTCAAGACTGAGATCATCACACAAGACGCCAACGGCAACGACGTGGCGCAAGAGGTTGTAGAGCTGGACCATGTTAGCCAGTACGAGATGCACATCACGGGTGTGTACAACGACAACGAGAGCGGCAAGGCTGCGTTCAAACTGCTGGTCAAGTACCCGATGACTGGCTGGAAAGAGACAGAGCACGACATTTCAGTGCTGGCTTCAATCGGCAAAGACTTCAGCGGGTTCTTGCTGAACCGTCAGGTCTTTATGAAGAGCATCCCCCAACAAGAAAAACTCAGAGGCTACTTAATGGATTACTTATCAATGGTGCAAAAGCAAGCACCAACAGGCCAAGACTTTGTCAGCTTCGGCTGGCAGAAAGACGGCTCGTTCATGTGCGGCGAAGTGCTGCTAGGCGCTGGCCATGACGGCATCGACACGCGCTTGCGCGGCCCTGCAAAGCAGTTTGCCGACCTCATTGGTGCCCATGGCTCCCGTGACGAGTGGATACGTGGCATGGACATGCTGAACCGCCCGGGTACTGAGACGATACGCTCAGCCGTCTTGCTGGCGTGCACGGGCATCGTAGGTTCGGTTGCTGGTAACGCTACCATCGTGGTATCAATTTACTCAACAGAAACGACCACAGGCAAGACCTTGTCGCTGATCGCAGCCAACAGTTTGATCGGTAGTCCGAAGCCGCTGTTCCTGAATCAGAAAGACACCATGAACGCGCTGTACAAGAAGCGTGGTGTGCTGAACAACTTGCCGTGCTGCATCGACGAGATGACGGCATCAGATGACAAAGAAATGGCTGACATAACGTATCAGCTGAGCATGGGTCGTGAGAAGGCATCTCTGACCAAGGACCGTGACTTGCGTGACCCTGTGACATGGGACGGCCCAACGCTGATTACGACAAACATATCCTCACACCAGAAGTTTGAGGCTGCTCAGGGGGGCAACGACCCCCTCAAAGCACGATGCCTTGAGCTACCCCAGCATGACCGCACGTTCGTCGCTACAAGGGCCGATGGCAAGAGCGATGGCTATGAGTTTTTTGATCTCATGGCACAGAATAACGGATGGGCTTACCCTGAGCTAGTGCAGGCTGTGATCGACAACGGTGGGCCGAAAGCAGTCTGGGAAGCATCGGAGCGTTCGTTCGACAAGACGTTTGGTTTTATGTTTGAGCCGCAGGAGCGCTTCTATCGCACGGCCATCATTGCTGCATGGGGTATGGGGCGCATTGGCCAGAAGCTCGGCCTGTTCCCGTTCGATGTGAAGGGCACCATCGAGTACCTGATTGAGCACGTCAAGAAGACACGGCAGACTGCCATTGACAGCAAGGTCGATGTGTTCGACATCATTGGCCAGTTCCTCGCTGAGCACAACGACCAGTTGGTGGAGTGCAAAGAAAAGTATGGGTCAGGCGTGGAGCAGGTAACTTTGCCAGCACCTGAGCGGGCTGTGGCCCGGGTCAAGATTGTTTACGATGACAAGACACCTGTGATGCCGGGAAGCTCAGTGTCCATCAACGCCGACCGCCTGCGGCAATGGCTCAAAGCAAAGCGTGACGGGCTTGACCGCATTGAACGGGAACTGGATGATGAAAGCGCATTGATTCGCCGACGTGAGCGAGTGACCATGTTCAAGGGTTGCCCAAAGCATGCACCGGGGCAGATGCAGTGCCTAATCGTGAATCTGAACCACCCACGATTTATTGACAGCCTGACAGGCACATCGTCCCGCGCACAGAGTAAGATTGCACTTGCAGTTTTAGGAGCAGCAGCATGAGCAGAAACTACAAGCAAGAGTACGCCAACTACCAAGGCAAGCCCGAGCAGATCGCCAATCGTGCAAAGCGCAACGCAGCGCGTGCCGAGATGGAGAAGAAGGGCGTGGTGTCAAAGGGTGATGGCAAAGATGTCGACCACAAGACACCTATGGCGAAAGGCGGCGGCAATGGGAACGGCAACCTGCGTGCAGTCCCGAAGTCCCAAAACCGCTCCTTTGCCCGGACCAAGTCGGCCCGGATGAAGTGATTACTTCTTGGCCTTGGGCTTTGCGCCCTTGGCCTTGTCGTGGGCTACCATCTTCTTGGCAGCTTTCACTTGGATGCCGAGCTTCTTTGCAAAGCTCGGGTCGTGCGCAGCGGCTCGCATAGTGCGGGCTTGCTTCTCTGAGGCGAAGGGCATCACTTCGCCTTTTTAGTCTTGGCCATTTCAGAGCGGACAATCCCACGGATCATCTTCTCCATTTCAGCGGCCTTGATCTTTTTCTTGCGGTCTTCGATCTTCTCTTCTTGCTTGTCGAGCTTCTCGTAGGCAGCACTTTTCTTGCCGTTCATCATGTCACTTCGCCTTTGCTTTCATCATGCAAGCACCCATCTTGGCGCACTTGGCTGGGTTAGGGCACTTGGCACATGGCTTGAAAGGAGCAGCTTTTTTGCCTGCGGGGGCCTTGGCCATCATAGTTTTTCCGTACATCATGTGGATTCTCCAGTTGGGGGTTAACGGTACTTCGCGGTTTTTGCAGCGATCTTTTTGGGTTGCGCTACAAACTGTTTCCCCGCAGCTTTGCCAGCGCGTTTTGCACGCGTTGTCGCAGCGTATTCAGCAGGGCTAAGACTCTTGATTGCAGACTCAGGTAGATACCTTTCGCCCGTGTCAGATGATCGCTTGCCAGACTTGGTGCGCCATTTAGCATCCGTCCAAGACTTCAAACTCTGTTGCTCTTTTCGTAACGCCATGCTATGATCCAGTAATAGGAGAACGAAATGGAAGAAACTTGGATTGAAATTCCCGAAACCGCAGGGCGGTACTCTGTAAGCGACCACGGAAATGTTCGTGCAAATTGGGCAGATGTGCCACGCCGAAACTTGACGCATCGTATCCGAATCGAACGGTCGCAGCAACTAAAACCTCACGTTCACACAACAGGGTATCTGCGTGTAGCCCTTGGGCGGGGAGCGCAAAAGTATGTCCACCGCCTTGTTGCTTCAGCGTTTCATCCAAACCCCGGCGGCCTCCCGCAAGTTGACCATATAGACGGCGACCGAAAAAACAACGCTGCGTCAAACCTACGCTGGGTTTCTGTCCGAGATAACGCAAAGTACGGCGGTGTGCGGCATAACTGGGCTGCGCAAAAACTAGCCGCAGCGCAACAACGTGTTCATACAATGCACCGAGAAGAGTTTGCGGCACTGCTTGAGCAAGGCTACAGC